CTTGCAGATGCTAATGAACCGTTTCCTCCTAAAATTTTGATAGTAGGTTCTTCCAAGTAATCAAAACCACCATCAATAATATCAATTCTCTCCAATCCACCCTTTACATTGCAGTATGTAGTTGCTCCAGAACCTACAGAATCAGAAATCTGTAAAATTGGTGGATTGATAATATCATATTCAGATCCAGGAGAAGTTGCATTTATACTTTCTATTGGTCCATAGAAAATACTATCGTTAGACTTATAATTTAGTATTTCTACACCATTTATCAAAATACCAGTAGGTCCAGGTAAAGTTTCATCTTCGATCCCATCATTAACTGGGTTAGATATTTTTCTTATTAATTTTTGGGGCTCTAATGACTTTAAACTTAAAGATGAGAATTCTAAAGTATTGTTAACTACTGTTCCTGATACAGTAATAGGTTCATTTGTATAAAGATTGTCTCTACTTCTTGCAAGTTGAATTGTAGTATCATCTATCCTTCTTATAAAATAAAATCCACTATCTATTCCAAGATCATTTCCAGGTGTAGCATTGTAGAAAACAGAATCTCCACTATAGAATGGATGTTTTCCAATATTTAAATCAGTTCCACTGAATGTTCCTGAGAAAACTACAGATCTATTATTTACATTTATCTTTTGATTTAGATAAGTTGGTAAGGATGGTGAAGTGACATATAAATTCTCTTTATCATCAGAATAAACATTCTGAACATTAGTTGTGTATGTATTAAGAAATGGATTGTTTAAAGAATCAAATCTAGATAGAATCTTTCTTATATCATAAGTTTGATCTTCACTTAAAAGTCCTTGACCTGAGATAATAATTGATTTTGAGTTTCTATATGAAATAACTGAACCAAAAACTTCTGTTCCAGGTCTCCCAAAAGAAGGAAGAATTGAAATTCTATCACCAATAACAAAAGAGTGATCATCATAAAAATCAATAGCGTATGTATTGTTTGAAGAATCAATCAGATTTACAGATTTTGTTGCATAATAAGTTGATACATTAAAGAACCAATTATTAAACTTATAATCAGTTATATTATCTCCAAGAGTTTTTATTTTTACTGGATCTCCAACTGAGAAAAGAGTATTATCATCTTTTAATTTCAGATCTGATAATACTCCAGTAACTCTAAACTTTATAACTTGATCAGAATCTCCATACCCATAAGAAAAAACATTTGACTTGATTTCAGTTCCTTTAGGAATTTCTTGAGTAATTCCTGAACAATTTAAAAACTGGGTTAGAGTCTTATCAGTATATGTTATTATTATCTGAAATCCATTTTGCAGATCTACAACTAATTCTCCTGACTGTGGGAATCCAACGGTTGAATCAACATCAAGGGAAGTTAGATTTGGGGAAAATCCACCAACGCTAGAATCTGTATCTGTAATATCAGTTATCAGTTTAGTTTTTGGATGAATGGAAAATTCTCCAAATATAGTCCCATCAACATCAATATCTCTCTGATATCCTATGTCTAAACTTAAAACATAATATTCTTTATCTGATCTTTGAATTCTTTCTACTTGAGTTACAGTTCCTCTTGCTTTAGGTAAAAAAGAATTTTCATCTTGATAAATGGTTCTATTTACTAATTCTTCAATATTACCTTCAATAGACTCTACAACTAAGTCTTTGGTTATTCTGTACTGAGCATTAGATGGTTGGATTAAATAATCTTGTGGTCTGATAACAGTAACGTCTTGGCCATAAAGAGCTCTGAACAAAATTTCAAAAGAACTTTCAGTTCCTTTTGATGAATAAAAATCTATAGATTGTTTGATAAAAATATTATCATTTAATCCAGAAAAAAGACTTCTATCTTCAAATCCCGGAGTTATTTGTGTCTTTAATTTTGTAAAGAATTTTTGGAGGAAAAGGATACTTAGATTTTTTACAACAGAAGATTCAGAATGTCTTTCTACAGAAGATTCTGAAAATACTAATTCGTCAGTATTTTGCGAATTATCTAAAGATGTTGTTCCACTAAATCCCCTAATACATCCAGTAAAAGAAGTTTCAGTTTTACCCGTATAAGTTATGATTTCGGAATCAATTAAAATGAGACCGTAAGAATCTGGAAATCCAGCAGTAGAAGATACATTAATGGTTGTATCAAAAAAAGATACGTCTGTTAATAGAGTTGTTGATTCGACTAAGTTGGATAATGTATCAACTTTTAAATACTGATCTAAATTGCTGATTAAATCGTATGCAGACCCTTGACTTTCAAGGGAAAGATAGTATTGTTTTAAAAACTCAGAAACTAAAGGAAATTCTTCCCTTACAAACTCTGGAAGTTGGTTTTCTACAACTGAACTGATTTTGATTCTTGTTTCTGTCATTTTATTATTTTCTTACGAGGTCTCCGTTTGAATAACTTGAAGTTACTGTATATGATGTTCCAGAGATATCAGAACCTGAAGATATTTCATCTGATACCATATTTAACACACTAGAAGATGGGTCTAATTGAAGATATAAGTCTTGTAACCCAATAACATCATTTGACTGTGGTGAAGCTGAAATTTCTATAATTGATTCTCTCCCATCATTTTTCAAAGTAGATGTTATATTGACTGGATTTAGTATAATTTCTCCTCTCTCATAATCAATTCTACCAACGTTTCTTCTAACAACTATTGGTTCATTTGATAAAGATGTAGTGAAGAAAAATATTGTTCCTGTTTTTCCATCTGAATTTGGAGTATCAGACAAATAAACGGTTCCATTTATGGAACTGGTTGTAAATCCAGATGACTTAATATTATATCCACCCATCTTGTTAATGTGAAAAGCATTTCCAAAACATATCTCATAATCTGCAAATTGATTCAGTGCAGGTTTAAGATTTCTTCTTATAACAATTTTTGTTATATTTGAAGTAATAGCACTATTACTATCATCAATTAATTTCAAAAATTTACTATACTTAAACCTAGCTCCATACTTATTGAGTTCGGATGAATTGACATATTTGTTTATGTTATTTGATATTATTGATTGAAGATAATCCGAACTTGGAGCAGAGTTGCTATTGTAATATACTGAAGAATTGAACTCTATATACAAATACTTTAAGTCTAAAATTTCAGGAACAATTCCAGCAACACTATATTTTCTTAAACTATTAATAATGTTGTCCTTAATTTGACTTGAAACAAAAGATCCATTAATTGGTTTGATAGAGATAAAAACTTTTCCAAATCTAGGAGGATTTAAATCTTCTCCACCAAAAACGGATATAGATTCAGTTTCTGGATAAATCGTAGGAACAATAGTTTCATAATCTGTTGCAGTTACAGCTCTATTTTGAGAAGAGTATATTCTTGGAGCATACTTTTTAATAGAATCTATTGTCTCTAAGTTTTGACCACCTCTAGATTCTGTATTGGTTGTTAAAAGAGAAATTCCCGTATTAACAACTCTGTTATTATTGTCAATTATTCTACCATTAAAATTAAAAGATGAGACACCATTTCCGTCTTCACCATTTGTAGTTACATATGATACTTCAATAAAGTTTTGATTATCAAGTTTAACACCAAATACTCCATCACCAAAAATAAGTTCATATCTTTGATCTTCAATCTCTTGAATGAAGAAAACCCTTGAAGTTGAATCAACATCAAGAAGACTGTTTGATAAAGAGAACTTACGAGTTACTGTGCTTGATTGAGTGTTTCTTACCAAAACTGATATTGACTGAGTATCAATATCTGAGTTATCTAAAATAAACTTTTGATTTGGATTGTTGGAATCGACAGTGAAAGTATTTACTAAGAAAGTTCCTTCATAGATGGAAACATTTTCAAACGTTGCTATTCCATTTATGACGGGTCTTGTAATATCTTCAGGAATTGTAAAGGTATAATTTTGTCCACCAAAAATACCACTACTTGTGCATACAGTGCCTTTTTTGAGAGTCAGAGTTATAGGTCTTGTTGTAAAATCAGTTGTATCTACAAAGAAAGATATATTTGCTCTTGATGAAGTTTTTGAACGAGGAACATATCCAATGTTTCTTGCTAAAGATACTACATTCTCTCTTAGAGTAGCACTATCAATAAACACCTCATTACTAATCATATTTGCATTATATGATGTAATATAGGTGTTATAAGCTAAAACATCTATCAGTGTAGATAGAGTTGATCCTTCAAAATCGTAGTCAGTAAAATTCGAATTCGATCTAAGGTAGTCCTTAATCGAAGTCTTAATTTGATCGAAGTCGAGATTTGTGAAATTTACTAATGCCATTATCGTGTTGGCTGTAATGCAAATGATAATTGTTGGGGTAATACGTCAATTCCAACAATATAGTAATTAATAGTTACGTTAAATTCATTATTGTCGAAGTTTGGAGAAACATCAACAGAAATCAAATCAACTCTTGGTTCATAGTTATTGATTGTATTAGTGATTTCATCCTGTATAATTGAAGCAGAAATCTCATCAATATTTTCAAATAACGCTCTTGAGACCTTTGATCCAAGATTTTCATTAAAAAATCTTTCTCCAGGAAGAGTAAAGACAAGATTTCTGACTGAACGAGCAATAGCAGTCTCATTCTTGATAGTAATTAAGTCATCATTCAGAGGATTAGTCTGAAATGAAAAACTAATATCTTTGAAACCTCTGCTTAGCCGTTCTACAGGCATGAAAATATTATAAATCTATCTTATTTATTCAACCATAAAGAGGTTCTGTACCATATTCCCAGTCATCATAGTCATCATCATTACGAATTTTTTCATGAATTTCGTTTTGAGTATGAAAATCATGCTTTTTGGGAGTAAGATCATCATGATTGATCTCTCGAAGCATTTTTCGATCCATTTTGCTCTCCTGATTTTGTTAAATCAGAACTTTTTACGGGGTTGCTATCCCGTTAATCGATGTAAAAACCTCTTCTTAAGTAATCTTTATCCTCAATAAACTCCAAATTTTCAATATTTTCTACTTTTTCATCATTCCAGACAGGAATTGCTACTGAATTTCCATATCTAAAGTCCGGATTTCTTCTAAAATGCACTTCTATGAGGTGATTTCCGATAAATTCACAGTTTATCCACTCATAGTCACCCTTTAGACTATTTAATATGGGAGGAAAATCTACCTTAAAGTCAATTTTAGTCCATTTTTTCCATCTATAGAAAGGATCTTCTTCATCCTTTTCACCTAGTACCACTAATTTCGACTCTTTATTCTGATAATCAACGCTATAATGGTCTCCATAGAACATTTCACACCAAAATTCAGCAGGATGAAACTGTTCTGTGTTCTTATAAATCCACTCCTTACGACAAAATCGTCCCATACCAAGTAAATTAAAACTTGGTCGGACGATGTAGTACCCTGAATATGGAACAGACACCCCTGTGGGTCCACAGAGGTGTCCTAGACGGTGATTTAAAAATAGTTTGTTATAGACCCATAGATCTTCTGGATGTATGAAGTTCCATTCATCTGATGAGTCTAAGTTATACATTAGTTACCTTGTCCCCGATACCTTTTCTTACGACCATTACGAGACGTTGCTGAAAGAAGAGTTCGAGCAGAACGTCCTTGACGTGTCTTCTTTGGTGCTCCAGCTTGAAAAACAGTTTTATTCGATCCACCTTTAGCCATTAGATTTCCTCCAGTTCGAGTTGTTCAATATCAAAGTCCTCCTCAGTGTAATACTTAGAGGATAGTTCGTCAAGAATCTCAGTACATTCTTCATGACTGAGATTCTGGTATATCTTACGTCCTTTGTATAAGATATTAAAAGCCATTAGATCACACGAGTTTTTTCATGTCCCACACGAATACGAGGATCACACCAAATATCAAAACCAGCTTCTTTTGCATCCAGACAGAATGATACGTCTTCACCACACATATCTTGAACTGCTCCAGATTCAAAGACTTGCATCTTAGGAGCAAACCAAGGATACTCAAGGTTTTCAAACACACCTTTCTTGATCAGTACCCAACCGAAACCAGTGTAATCAACAGTAAAAGGCTTACGACGCTTCGAAATACCTTCTACATTCTCATGATTCATGACTCCACCATTCTTACGGAAGTCATCTTCTTCCAACCAGTGAGCAACAGAAGTTGTATGACCATCTTCAGTTGCATACCAACCAGCAACGATCTCCTTCTCTTCACCTTCTTCGTTCAGTGCAAGATCACAGAGTTGCCAGAACTTTTCAGTATTGAATACAATGTCACTATCAATCCAGAGTTGATAATCATATTGCAGTTTACCATCCCAAGGAATTTGTTTCGGTCCACGAAGAACATTTGCTCCAAGAACTTTACAACGAGCAAAGTTCACCATGGAAGAATAGTCTTGAGAAATTTGAATACTCATATTGTTTTGAACAAGATCAAAACAAAGTTGAACAAATGCC